GGGGGAACTGCTGCATGGATTGATACAGAACTATCCTGGGATTCAAAATGGGTAGAGAAGTGTGGTATAGATTCTGAACGTATGCTGGTATCTCAACCTACTAGTGGGGAAGAAGCTTTAGGAACAATCAAAGAACTTATGAGGGCAGGGATAGATGTTATTGTTTTGGATTCTATTGCAGGGTTAGTCCCATCAGATGTGCAGGATAATGAGAAGGGGTTTGAATTTAGTCCTATGGCATGGCAAGCTAGGTTTGTGAATTCGGCTTTGCCTAGACTTCTCCCCAACTTAAAATCTGGGTCAGCATTCATTGCTATTAATCAAGTAAGGTCAAGCATTGGCCCTGTCGCATTGGATACTATGCCTGGGGGGTTAGCACAAAGCTTCTTTGCTCACTTCTTACTTCAGGTTAGAAGGTCTGGATGGATTGAAGAACCTAAAGGAACTAAGGTTGGGTTTGATATGGAAGTCCGGTTACGCAAGAGTAAGGTGGGGGGCGAGAACTGGAGTAATGCCATTGTGCCCTTTAGAGTGGATGGTGGGATTGATATATTAGAAAGTTACATTAGAGAAGCCATACAACAGAAGTTGATTACTCAAAAAGGTGCGTGGTATGATTATGAAGGGCTGAAAGCTATGGGTATGAATGGTTTGAAAACTCAATTGCTTAATAATCCTACTTTAGTGGAAAAGTTGAAAGCCAATGTTACCTAGAGATTATACTAAACAAGAAAACCTTATTGCAGACCAATTGTCGGAATTTGGTCTGCGATATGACCAACAGGTGCCCATTAATCAGTTTACAGCCGATTTCTTTGTGCCAGAGTTGGGACTTATTATAGAAGCAGATGGCGTGTACGGCCATCTAAGAAAGCGGGATGCTTATAGAGACTCCGAAATCATGCGTGTGTTTGGCGTGGAGAATGTTTTACACATTAAAGATACTACTAAACAAGGAGTAAAGGATACATTATGGCAGGCATTAAACAACTTAACCAACAAGTAGAAACTAAAAGTCGTAACCGAACATCTAATCAAGATAAGTGGCTACTTAAAATGTTTGATGATAATTTAGGTTATCAACAAAACAGTAGTAGAGTAGGGGTCTTTTATCCTTCTATGTTGGGGAATGAGTGCGATAGATATCTTTATTTGGCCTTTAGAGGTAAACTCCCGCAACAAGAGATTGGTAGTGTGACTCAACGTATATTTGATACAGGCTCTTCTTTAGAAGACCGTATGACTAAATATTTTGAGAAGATGAATATTTTAAAGGGGCGGGAAATTTCGGTAAAATGTGACTCTCCTCCCATTTCAGGAAGGGCTGACTTCTTATTGGTACATGAGGAGTATACGGATGTAGTGCTGGAACTAAAATCCATTAATGATAAAGGGTTTAAAAAGTTATATGGCAAACCAAAACCAGAACATGCCATACAATTGCAGATTTATCTGCAACTATTGGACAAGCCATACGGCATTGTGTTGTATGAGAATAAGAATGACCAGAGATTAAAAGCCTTTAAAATGAAGCGAAGCCCTAAGGTATGGAAAACTTTAGTGGATAGGTGTCAACAAATACAAGAGGCTCTAAAAATACCTGAGGCATGTACAGGCCCAACATGGTGTGCTTGTAGGAAGTATAAGGAGGAAGAAGATGGTAGAGAAGTGGACACCCATGAAAGCATTAGGGAAAGCGAATAGGGTCATAGATGACTTAATGGTTCCTCCGTTTAGAACGGATTTAAGCGAACAACCTAACTTGGAATTCTCTAATCTTATGAATGCTGATGCAAAAACTCTAGAAGAATTTTTAACATTATACGGTGGGTATAAAGCATTCTTAGAGTCTAGGGTAGCTGACATTGAAGCAGCTAAAAATGCTTTAAAAGCAGCGTTTGAGGAGGGATACGCAACCGCTGGGTATAAAATGGCAGAGGATAGAGAAGCTGAAGGCAAGAAAAAGTTGACTAGAGATGAGGTGCGTGGGGCAGCGTTATCTAACTACCCTCAGCTACGAGAGTTAAGTCGAGAAATTATTGAACAAGAAGCTACCTATGTGAAAATGTCTGGTGTGCTTAGTGCTTATACCTCTGCTTATCATACAGTTTCAAGGATTGTAGCTCTTCGCATCTCTCCAGGGGTTACTTATGGATAGATATTATTTAGGATTAGATTGTTCTAGTAAGGGAGTACATGGCACCATCATTAATCATGAGGGGGTCTTGCAAGAAACCATAAAATGGATATCTCCAAATAAGGATTTTGACTCCAGATTCGTGGAGTTTTTGACTAACTTTTACGAAGAGTTGGGTATAATAATAGAAAGGTATACCCCATTATGGGTGGCTGTAGAAGCCCCTATTTTTATTCAAAACCCACGGACAACTATGCAAATTGCTGCTGTGGTGTATGCAACTAAATTTATATGTGCCTTACATAAATTAGGTTGTAACTTAGTCCAAAATAAAACATGGAAAAAGTATACTGTGGGCCGAGGAAATGCGGCTAAAAGTGATATCCTAGAGTATGCTAATATTTTTTGGCATACGCAATTTGCAGAACAGGATTGGGCTGACGCAGCTTGTGTAGCTTTATGGTGTAGAAATGAGATAACGGGGGAGGAAATATGAGTTCATCGTTTTATATGAAAGGGAAGACCGAAACTAGTGTAGAATATGTAGATAAGATACCTAAAGATATGACTGCGGAAGAATTTAAGGAGAAGTATGGAGTGGTTGTGTGGTGCGATTACTTTGGTTGTAAATATAATACCCAAGTGGAAGACACACAACGAACTACTGGTACGTTGCTTCAGAACCGTGGGTATCAACCCTTAGGTAAGGATGCGGGAGTGTGGAGGGGGTTATGTACTAGAGGCGAGATAGGACTAAAGTATGCCGGGGATAAGCCAGAATGTTTTACAGCAGCAGTTAGAAAAACTGGGCATATGAGTTTCGCTAGTTTGCTACAGTCGGATGGTTCTCCGTATGGCGGCAGTATTGAATCTCAACATCCTGAAGACCCATCCTTTGATATACCCTCTACTTGGGGTACAGATGATAAGTCACCTAGAAGGGGCTTACGTTCCCCAGATATTAGGGAGTATTAAAATGCCAAAACAATTTCCTCCTGAAATAAAGGAGAAAGCCTTAGGGTTATATATTAAAGGTGATAAATCTGCTAGAGAAATTGCTGCAATACTGTGGGATGATTTTACCATTGAAGTGAAGCCCTCTACGATTTATTTGTGGGCAAGGGAAGGAGATTGGGGCGTTCAACAGATAGAAGTTCGTACTGATGCGATTAATAAGATAAAAGAAACCGAGGGCCAACGATTCGCAAGAACTCAGAAGGAACATCTAGATACCTATGAATCCCTGCGTTATAAAGCGGGGCATGAATTAGAACATTTAAATTTTGATAGGGCATCCGATGCTGCTAAAGCTCTAGATATGAGTATGAAAGGGGAGCGAGAAGTTATTAAAGGAATGATTAATCTTCAGTTTGTACAAAATGTATTGAGTGTCTTGGTAGAAGAAATTAATGATGAGGATACATTAAAGCGAGTAGCGGGACGATTAAAGGCATTAATACAAATTGAGGAGCCAGCACTTCCATGACACAAGAAATAACTACTTTTAATGATGCATTTGATAGACTAGCAACAGGATTACTAACGTCTGGAAAGGCCAAGGTAGGGTCATTCCATGAGTTTCTTATCAATATATGGTCACAAAGTTTTGAAAACCCAGAATACTTTAATGCTTGGCATGTTGGGATAGTAGCTGAAGACATTGAAGAGTGTATGCAAAAAGGGTTAAATTATTGTGCCGTTCTCCCACGCTTCCACTTCAAAAGTACTATATTGGGTCACGCCTTTAGCGTGTGGAGACTCTTAACGGCCCCTAGAGACTGTTCTGTGCTGTATTTATCGTATAGTGATGGGATGGCCCGTTACCACATATCTGAAATTAATAAAGCTATTGCTAGAAACCCCCAATTAGTGGAGTGGATGGATAACCGTACCCCTAAAGCTGACTTTTCAGCTAGATATCTGGTTAATAATAAGCCCATGAACATTATGCACGGAGGTCTTTTTTCATTTAAGCGGGGTATGCATGTTAATGGTGCATTAATCGCAGATGACATTCTCCGTGACCCTGAAAACCCTTTGAATATTGGACAGGTAACAAAGGTTGAAGACCATTTCTTAACTGAGTCTTTGTTTATTCCTTTGAAGGGTGTCCCTGTCATAGTATTAGGCACCCCTATGATGCCTGGAGATTTGCTT